CTTTAAACAATTACTTATGGAAGGTAATTATGGAAGCGGAATGGAAGGATTTAATATTGAAATTACTTTCACTAGAGGTACTAATGATAGTATTCAAATATTAATACCAGCAGATTACACTTCAGGGGACGAAACAAGTGGTGCTGATGTAGGATTACCAGATTCTAATGGTGAAAATGGAAATGGTGCATTCTTAACAGGGGCTCCACACCCAATCAGTGGTGAGCCTATACTACAAGTAGGTGCAGAGTTTAGTTGTAGAAACTTAAAAATAATAGTAACAGATTCAGAATACGTATACACATAGGAGGTATATATGACAACAGAGTCAAGTCCAGCAAAGCAACCTTTTGACATAGAAAAGTATAAGATAAGTAAAGATAATCAGACTTATACTGTTAAGGTAAATGATGATGAGTTTGATGTGGTGGTTAAGCCAATGACATGGCAACTCAAAAATGAGTTGATCGCAAACTGTATGAAGTTTGATACAGAAGGTAATTCTTCTTTTGATAGCGGAAACTATATAAAAGAGGTGTTAAAAGCGATTATTGTAGAAGCTCCTTGGGGTAAAACTACAGATGAGTTTTTACACTCAATCAATGCGGATTTAGGGGCAGCTTTAGAAAAGTTAGTTCCATCAGCATTTGATGCTAGTTTCAAAGAGGTTGATGTAGTAAAAAAAGGGTAGATCGGTTTCTAAGAGGGATAAAGGTGTCAACAAAGGAATCGATCCTATTTACACATTTTTCAACCGCGTTGACACTACTAGAGATGGGATTAACATATACAGAAATAAAAAATTTATCGGATGTAGAAGTTACATTGTTGTTAGCAACAAACGCGTCTTTCCATGCGTTTAAAAACGAGCAGATGGAAAGAAATGCTATGCATCAACAAGCGGCTTCATCTCATCCACAACGTCCAAGAGGATATTAATAAATGGCAGAACAGTATGACATAAGGTTTTCATTGATGGCTGATGCGGCTACAACTGCTGCTATCCAAGGGGGTAACCCTTTGGGAGTTACTGGTGGAGACACACGAGAAACCAGAGATAATCAAAGAAGGCAATTACAAGCTCAAACAAAGAGTTTAGCTGCTTTGGTAGGGGTGCAGTTTAGTATAGCCGCACTACTCAAAAACTCGCAGGTATTTACTGGTACCATTGGTGCTTTATTTCAATTGTTAGGAGCATTTATTGATATTACTTTAGCCCCACTTATGCCTGCTTTTGCTAATGTCCTATCATTTATAGGTAGTAGAGGTCCGGGTTATGTAAACTTTATATCTAACTTAACAAGCCAAATAGCAACAGGAATTAAAAATGTTGGGGGTTTCTTAGCTCAAATTTATCAATCAGTTGCAAGCATAGGTGCACCAGTATTTAGTTTATTTGACAAAGACGGTGTATCTGCTGACGGTAGACTAAGATTATCTGATATTATTGCTGGATTAGGGGCGACTGTATTAGGATCAGGTATATTTAGAGCTTTACAAACAGGTGCAAAAACTGTTGTAACATCTACTGTGGGATCATTAATGCAAGGCACAATAGGTAAGTTAACAGGCTTTATAAAAGGTGTTAGTTTTATTAGTTTAATTTTTAGTGGTCTTAGCATTGCAAACATATTTGAAACATCTGGAATACAAGCTGGGATTATTGCCTTAGCTGACTTTATGATGACAACTATATTCGCATCATTAGGTGCAGTGTTAGGTGGATTAGCTACGGCGGGTTCTCCTATCGGTGTAATACTTGGTGGTGCTTTAGGTGGATTAGGGTTCCAGAAGTTTTTATCACCTAGAATATTTGGAGGTGATGGTGGTATGAGAGCTCCGGGAACATTTACTGCAGGAGATAGTGCACCAGCCCCACCAGCTAGAGCTGAAACATATGATCGTGCTTTAGCATTTCCTGTTTCTGATACAGCATCTTTTGTAGCATCGGGTAATACAAACTTGTATGATTATGATAGAGCTGTTGGTAGATCAATGGCAGGGAGATAAAGAATGGCAGACGCATTATCAATACTATTATTTAGTGGGGAAACAGATGGTTCAGCATTAAGGTATGCATTGAAGGCTGACGCTTTTTCAGTTAACTATGTTAAAACCCCAGTGCAAACACCTTTACCTCAAGGTGGACAACCTATATTATTAGACTTTGGACACATAAGACCAACAATTACAATTAGTGGTTTAGTGGATACAACAGCTCCGGGTTCAACTGAAAACGTGACTGGTCCAACTAAAGACAGCAGTTCAACTTATGTAGTGCCTAGTAAAGAAAACTTAGAGGACTTTGTAACAAGTAAATTTTTTGATAAGAATACACAACCGATTGAAGTAATAATTTCAGATGGAACATCAACGTCAGTTGCAGAATATAGAGGTGCTATATCTCAAGCTAGATTTGATTTAGCTCCTGCTACTGAAGATAGATTTGCGTTTACATTAGTCTTTTCTAGTGAATTAAGGAAATCGGGTACATAATGTCGGATCCATTAACTCAAAAACAATCAGAAATATATGTTTTTACTCAGATTGGTGAGTTGAATGATACATCAGATGATGGTGGTGGGGGTGCTGGAACTGGTATATCTAACTCTAGAACAGCCATAACAGTCAGAGCGGATAGATTTAACGGTGAAAGTGACTCTACTGGGCATAGAATTGAACAAGGCATGGACATCCTTATAGATTCCGAGATGATGAAAGTTACTGCTTGTAGTGGTAGAACAGATACAAGTATTACCGTAGCAAGAGGTGAACATACTGATGCAAAAATCGGTAGTATAGGCGGTACTGCAGTTCAACATTTAACAGGAGCTAAGATATTTGGATGGACGCAAGTAAAGGATTTTACTGCGGGAACTACGCTAGCACAAGCCCTAACTATTACCGATAACATATATGAGGCTAGAATGTTAGAGGCTGTATTTAGTAATCCTCCACAAACCTCAAGATATAATGTAGGTGACTTAGAAGGTCTATTAATAGAAAAAACACCCATAAAAGTTGTAGATGGTGCAAATTACTCTGTGTTATTTAGTGGTAAAATTGCTAGAGTTACAAAACAACACGCTCTTGCAGAAGGTAATACAATAGATATTACGGCGTATGACTCTTTATATGAAATGGGTAGAAGCAAACTTACAGGTGATGACGCTGTAGTTAAACTCTGTGATGCTAATGGGTCTGCTGTAACTGTTGCAAATGGGGGGATAAATCAATCTAGTGCGGGTTTTTATAAAATATCTGAAATAATACAAGCATACATCCAACGATTTCAACATGCTGGTGATGCAAGCACATTAGGAGTAGGTGCAAATACTACCACTGTAGAAACTGTTTCAGGTAGCACAGTCAGATTTGACCCGTCTAGAAACTCAAAGAAAACAAATGGTATCACGCATAATTTTAGTTTAGGAGTTTCTAACCAAAGCGTGTTAAAAGGAATTACTAGATTAGCATTATCTGATGAAACTATAGGTAATAGATTTGGATATACATATTATATTGATCCAAATCAAACTAGTTTTTCTACAGCACACAAACCACCAGTGATGTTTAACTATTTTCAATCTAGTCATTATCCCGGACTACCACAAAGCTCCACACCAATGTCACCTGTACTTAGAATACATCATGATGATAGCACCGCAGTCTCTGAAAATGGTATTACAAGGTTAATGAAACCGGGAGCGTCTTTTGATAATTTAGATATAGAACAAGTAAACATAATTAATGTTAGGTATAGAGACAAACAAGGCGTGCTTAGACAACTTGAGATGGAAGTCTTTAACTATAAAAATGTTAAAAACACAAACAATGCTTTGAATACCGCTTATGAAACTACTGGTAATGTAGCTAAACCTTTAGTAGCACCTCTTGATAGCACAGCTAATGCAACTGATAGGCGTGACAAACACGGTGTACATGACCCTAATTTAAACGTAGGTGGTGAAACTGACTTTGAAAGCAGAGTGGTTGATGGCTCTGGAAACTTAATAGGTTACTTACAGTATGCAAGTAACGTAGTTATAGGTGCTGGCGATGAAGCTGCTAGAACTGGGTTTGCTTTATTGTCTGGAACTAGCACTAGAAGAGCTAACTCAGACGTAGTAGCAGGGGAAAAATTATATTTAAATAAAGTTTCTAACAATGATTACTTTACATTAACAGATAGTACGAGCACTGAGGATGTAGATCCGTTTAGACCTCAAACAGTTAAGGAAGAAAAGATTGTTATTAATATGGACTTCGGTATGGAAGACAACTATCATAATATTAGAGAGGCAGTCGCTGCTAGAATACAACAATCTATGATGCCTAAAGTAAGAGGTAGAATGCAAGTGGACAGAAACTATCCTTATCAATCTATTGAAAATCAACTTACAGGTAGTGACACAATTACGACTACAAGTAGTGGATCATACACTATTAACGAGATTACAGATGCAGATGCTAATAGTAACGGATTACAAATGGATGCTGTAGGTGCCTCTGGGGGATATACTGTATTTGGAATTAGAGCAGGGCATTCTATAATAAAACTTACAGGTCAAAATGGAGTTGAAGCAGCTCATGGATACATTGCTAAAGTAGACCCCGATGAATTTACCACTGTGTTAAATACGGGTAGTTTAGCTGCTAATGATTATGTCAGAATATATGTGCCTCTTAGAGCAGGTATGACCGTATCAGTAGATGCTCCACATCAAAATATTGATGTACAAAAAGGTGGTAGAATGGTAGTCACATCATTAGTATATACAGAAACTGCTGAAACATCTTATACAGATATAGAAACACTAGGTTTAAGAGGGTCTGATGCTCAAGATACAATCTCTGCATATAGACCGTCAATAAATAATTTAGATGATTATGTAGATGATGACTATGCAGGCAGTTTTGCACCTTTTACATATAGTAATGTAGCTCATTATACTGGTAGAATTGCACCGGGATTAGAAAGCGGATCTTCAAAAGGGGTAGCAGCAAACTGGACTGAGGGTCTTTTATATTACAATGGCGAAACTTACGATATAGCTAAAGGTGATACTACAGGGTTTTCAATAACTGGTAACGATGATGACAATGATGGGATGGCAGATGAAAGATATATATTGTATTTTGAACCAGCAGCAAGTAGAACAGCATTTCAAATTTCTACAGAAGTTGCGTATGAATTAAGAAACGGTAGAGGGGGAAGAGAGTCTTCCAGCACTTATACTTTTCCGTATTCACAGCAAAGATTAACTGTTGCAAAAATTTGGGGATCAAAAACTAATTCACATGCTTCTGCATCAGACGGAGCAAAAGCTAAAATTATCCCATATATACAAATAGGGGGCTCAAGAAAACAAGACGGCTCAACGAGCTATTCTGGACTTGCTGCAGACGAAGATGGACAGCCACCATTTGTAATAGGTGGCAACATGTTAGCAGGGGATGTAAATAATAGTTGGGTTCCAACTGCAGACGATACATATAACTTAGGTACTATTACAGGGGGCACTGGTAGCAGTGATTTCAGATGGAAAGAACTATTTTTAAATCCAACGGATCTTTCATCATCAGACTTTGATCTTCAAATTAGTAGTGCTGGTAAAGTTATCAAGATAACTAGTTCAGCTAGATATAAAGAAAATATTAGAGAATTAGAAGTAGACACGAGTAAATTGTACAATTTAAAACCAAGCACTTTTAATAATAAAAAGACACCAGAAAAAATAGACTTTGGCTTGATAGCTGAGGAAGTTGAAGAATTTGTACCTGAGTTGGTATCATATAATGAAGATGGGCAAGTAGAATCGGTTAAATATTCATTGTTATCAGTTTTACTGTTACAAGAACTTAAAAAGTTAAGACAAGAAATAGACGATCTAAAAAATGAAGCCAAAGAATAAGGTTGTAAGATTACGAAAACACAATCCTTTCATGACTACATCTGAGATTGCTAGACAAGTAGGGGTAGACGTGTCCTATGCACGGAGAGTTTTACTTAAAAATAATCTACAAACAAACGTACCTAAAGCTAGAAATGTGATATACTGTAAAGTATGCGATAAACCAATTATGAAGGGGGAAAGAAGTCGAGGGAAAGTTCATGTAGACGGATGTTCGTTTATTTGGAATCGAATAAGGCTAAAGTGTAATTGGTGTAGAACAATTTTTTACAGAACTAAAAAGCGTGTGCGGCGGGGAGTGCAGTTGAAATTAAAAAATGTTTATTGCACTACAGAGTGCTATCAAAACTATAGAAAATACAATCAAAATGAAAATAGATAATGATTTAATATTACAGTGGGAACCTAAAATAAATAGGATGTTATCTAATATTTATATACAGGGACATGACCGCGATGATTTAGCCCAAGAACTACGCATGATAGTTTTAAAAGCAGCTAAATTGTATAAACCAAACAGAAATGCCATCTTTCACACATATTTACACACGGCTATGGTAAATAGACTAAAAACTTTATGGGTGCAAGCAAGTAAAAAAATACATGGGCAAAGTTTAGATGCTACTACAAGTGATGACGCTGGTGAAGGTAGTTATAAATTAAGTGACTTTGTAAAACAGTTAGACGAAAACTTAGATGAAGTAGAATTTATAGATTATTTAGAGTCATTAGGACTCGATGATGGGGAAAAACAGTTCTTAAAAGACAAGTTTATGAACAAGACTATGAAAACCATTGAAGAAAACTTAAAAGAACTATCCAAAACAAAACATGTCAATGGTAAAGAAACTGTGGTAAACTATTCGATATACAAAGTAAAGAAATCTTTACGCAATAAGTTAAACGAAGAGAAATAATATTGGAAAATTACAATTTTATAGAGTCAGGCATCATTTTCGGATTGTGTGATGCGGGTAATTATAAGCAATTCACCTACAGTGGTAAAGACTTTGTAGAACATGCAGACGCATATTTGTTTATTCAAGAACATATTGACGAATATAAAGAGTTTCCAAAAACAGAATTACTATTAGAAAAATTTAACACGTTAAAACCAGAAGCACAATCAATTAATTTTAATTACGCGTTAAGTGAATTTAGTAAACAAGTTATGTTTAGACACATTGTAAATGCCTTTGCTAATAACAAAGCACTACTCAGGGAGAATCCAAAAAAAGCTCTGGGTACAATAATGGATAATTTAAATGACGTAGAAATATTACATGATGCAGATGTCAATCAGTATGATACAGGAGATATGGATAGATATGAAGAATGGCAGAAAAAAAGTAATATACGAAAGATGGGGGATGATTTAATTGGTATAAGAACACCTTTTAGGATGGTTAATGCTACAGGAGTGGGCTGGCAAAAAGGGGATTTAGTTACTGCTTATGCACGTCCAACCGTGGGTAAGACATGGTTGTGTTGTAAGTTAGCAGCAGATGCGATACTTAGTGGACACAAAACTCTGTTAGTATCTACTGAAATGCCTACTTCATCAATAGCATTGAGGATGGATGTGTTGTTAGCACATTCAACAGGGTATGAACTTTCTCATACAGCACTAAGGACTGGATATAAAATTGATGAAGAAAAATATAAAGAGTTTTTACAGAAGACTAATTTTAAAAACTTGTTAGTGTGTGACCACATAAGCGGGGAGGATAGTATATCGTTACCAAGCATTACTAATTTAGTGCGGAAATACAAGCCGCAAGTGTTAATTATTGATGGTGTTTACTTAATATCTACCCATGATTCTAATAAAGCAGCATGGGAACAGTCACATTCACTATTTTATGGTTTAAAAACAATGGCACTATCCACAAATACAACTGTCATAGCTTCTACACAAGCAACTAGAGATGCGGCTAATATGTATACACAACCAACTGCAAGTCAAGTAGCATTTGGTGACGCATTAATACGTGCTTCTGATGTAGCAGTATCTATGTGTATGGTAGAGGGTGAGCCAAAATTAAGAGAGATAGCGTTCCAAAAATACAGAGATGGGGATTTAGGTGGTAGAGAAGCTGAATTTATTTGGGACGTAGATAAAGGTAGAATTGAGGAGAATAATGAGTCGTTTATCTAAAAAATACAAGTGTGGTAAATGTTCTGTACAGGGGAAGTTACCGATAGGGTTAACTATTATTGACCCTAATGCTTTACTATTGAAAACTGTTTTAGGTTTAGTTAAGAATGATCCGTATTGTTTTCAATGTGGAACTACATTCCCTGATAATTCATACGAAAATATGAGATTTTGGAAGGAGTCTAATGGTTTTGTCTACAGAATCAAGCAACAACACTAGCATAGACTGGACAAGAGCTTTATTAAATTTAGGCGTTGACATCCCTAGTGGCGGCAGTCAAATATCTATTCTTTGTCCTTTTCATCACGATACAAGTGAGTCTTGCTCAATAAATGTTGATAAGGGTCTATGGATATGTTTTGCAGGGTGCGGACAAGGTGGATTGATAAGTTTT